AGAACTTCTTCATTCTTATCATTTACTATTGAAAATTCTGCTATAGCTTTTTGTTGTCTTTCTTTTAATAAATCTTTTCTGACATCTGTCTTTGCCATCACCCATTCTTTCATGGCTATCCAAGATGGTAGTTTGGCCACAGGAGTTTTAATATCAGCTTGAGTATCTAAATGCCCGAATTTATGTAATCTTACTAAGTCAAAAGCATTTACTAATTTTTGACTGCAAGGGTCAGTAGCATGGTGAGAATATAAGAAAAGTCCATCTTGATATACAATAGCTCCAGCTGTAGTACTTCCACCTATAAATGTCAATCTATCAGCTACATCACAAGTTTCATAAGTTCCCGGCAAAAACTCTTCTATAGCTTGGTATATATTGAATCTTCTGCAAAATGCTCCTACCATTCCTTCTTTTTCTAAAGGGTTTTCTTGCTTCTTCAGCATATTCTGATGTAGCTTTTGAGCATCTGGAACTTCTGGCCAGGTTGATATATCTTTCCAGTTGTCATACATATTAAGTATGGCCACACCATCTAACATAGGTTTATCGGCATAAGTAAAGACATAATCACTATCAATAGAATGACTTGGCCAATACATTAATCTAACTGCTTGAAAGGTAGTAGGGTCACAATATCGTAACCCTATAAACGATGCTACCTTTCTTGCTATTGGTTCATACTCATCTGCAGAAACATCTTCAGCTAATGGAAATATAACCCTTATTCTTGGCTTAGTAGTTTGGTGCTTACGAGTGCTATACACCGCATAAGCACACTCTAAACTATTAAGAGTTTTTATAATCTTAGTATCATCTTCATAAGCTAAGTTGTCTAAGTCAAGAGTTATTAAACTTCTACTTTCAACAGTTCCATTTCTTCTTAAATTCCCTTTTAACTTTCCACCAACAAAACCTCCAACATCCTTAATATCATCTTGCTTAGACTTAGAATAAGATAAGAACTCATCTAATGTTTCAGCTGTTATTTTTGGTTTTCCTAATCTATCCACAAATTCAGACCAGGTAATTTCAGTCGTTACCCACTGCTTAGATAGTCTGTTATTTGCTTCTGATATTACTAATTTTCTTGAGTTCTCCATCTGTTATCTCCTTTTATTCTTCAAGCAATTTATCTATTAAATCTGTGGCTTCTTCATATTTAGCACTGAATAATTGACTAAAAATTTCATTTAAGATTAAAGCCTTCTTAGCTTTCATATCTTGTGTTATTCCACTTATGATATTAATCCACTCAGTGCCACATTCTTCTGCTATTTCTTCTTTATCATTTAAAGCTAGTTCATGAGGTATTATTTTTTTCATATCTATTAACCAGCTTAAATATTTTTTAGCTTTTTGATAGTCCTCTTTACCATTTTTCTTCTCTGCTCTAATAAGATATTTAGTTACATTTCCTTCTAAAAAGAACATAAAACCTATATCTCCTAATCTTTCTCTGATAATATCTATACTTTCAAAATTACAACCTGGTATTTTATAATGGCTTGGACTATTTACATTATCCACTTTCTTTTCCAAAGCTCCCATTAACTTATCTACCTTTTTTTCTGTATTTTCTTCTCCAATAATATCTATTACTTTTTTTAGCATTGTAGGAGTTTCTATATCTACACTTCCATTTTCTATAAGGGATAAAAATGACTGAGTTGCACCTATCTCTTGAGCAAAATCCTTTTGTGTTATTTTGTTCTTTTCTCTATATTCCTTAATTCTTTTTCCTATTTCCATAATTTTCCTTCTTTAAATTTCCTTGAATTTCTTTAAATATAAATTATATTTTCCATTTCTTTTAATGGATCTCATTTTTTCCATACATACGCCAAGAGTTCTTCCCAGCATTAAGGCTATATCTTCCCATTTCATTGTTTGTCTATAACCTACTAAATCTATTTCATCTTCTTTGCTCCATTTAGTTTTGTGATTAGGAAATAGTTCTGGGTTATACATTAATCTCTTAGAATTTTTATATCTTTTAAATCCACTAGAATCTACATAAAAATCTGCCATAATTTCCTCCTAATCTTTCATATAATAACTACCAGTAAATCCAGCAGCATTTAATATTAATCCCTTGGCCCAACTTATTTCTTCTGTCATAGTTTGTATAACTTCCTCTAACTCAACTGACATTGGAACATCAAGTATTACCTCGTCATGTACATGGAATACTATTGGCCAACCTTTATCTTTTATTCTTAAAAGCGTTTCTGTTAAGCAATCTCTCGCTATAGCTTGTACAATATTTTCTGTTAATTTTCCTCCATAAGTTGGGATAACTTCCCACTTCTTAGTTGTTTGGTTAATGCCCATATAATGCATCTGCATTTGTCCAAACTGATTTTCTTTTAAAAATGGCTTTGGGTAAAAAAGTTTTCTCCCGCTGGGTAAAGTTATTGTGAAAAAGTCTTGACCATAAATAAAGTCATATTCTCTTGCTAACTTCACACACTTAACCATTTGAGGTTCTCCCTTTTCTAAAACTTCAACAGAAGCATTCTCTAGGGCATACCACAGTTCCACAATTCTTTTAGATGATTTTCTCCATCTAGTAACTATGTCTTTCATTTCTTCATCAGTCAGCCCCATATCAGCTGCACCCATAGCAGTTAAAGCTCCAACACTACCTTGATAACCTAGTGCAAGTTCTGCAACTTTTCCCTTAGCTCTTAAATGATAGTTTTCTTCGCCCTTTGCTATTGTATTGATAGGTACTCCAAACATTTGAGAGGCTGAGGCTTCATAAATCTTTCCATGGGTTTTGAATACTTCCATTCTCCACTCTTCTCCAGCAAGCCATGCTATTACTCTTGCTTCTATTGCAGAGAAATCTGACACAACAAAGTGATTACCTTCCGATGGGATAAAAGCCGTTCTAATAAGTTGTGATAAGGTATCAGGTATGCTTCCATAAAGCATTTCTAAAAGTTCTCCATCACCTTTTTTAATAACATCTCTAGCTATATCTAGAGTTTCTATATAATTTCTAGGTAGGTTCTGTACTTGAACTAATCTTCCTGCATATCTTCCAGTTCTATTGGCTCCATAGAATTGCAAGAGCCCTCTCACTCTTCCATCTTTGCACATTGCTTCGTCCATAGCTTTATATTTCTTAACTGAAGTTTTAGAAAGCTCTTGCCTTATTTCTAACACTCTTTTAGCTTTTCCATCTTCCAAAGTGTTTACCAATTTTTCAACAGTAGCTTTTTGTAAGTTCTCAACTTCTTCTCCAGCTTCTTCTAACCAAGTAAGTAGTTGGCTAGTAGAATTGGGGTTGTCTAGTTTAGTTATATCTCTTGCTTCTTCTAGTAAATTAGCCCTGGATAATGCATCAATGTACAGAGCACCATTAACTAATTCACTATCAACTCTTACTCCATATGCATTCATAAATGTATCTAACACCCATAGCTTCCACTCTCTCTCAGGGACAGGAAAAGCACTTAATCTTCTACCTATTTCCATTTCTGTAACTACATCTTGGATACAATATTCCTTAAATAGTCCCCATTTTTCTGGGGCATGTTGAGGCAAGTTTCTAGTTCTGTTCCCATTACTTTTAGTGGGGTTACAAGGTATACAGAAGTATCTTATTAGAGCACTTCCTGTTGTTAATTTCTTTTTGTCTTGCGGTAATCCCATTGCATTACCTATTGCAGCAAGACCTGCAGTATATCCACAATAAAGACCGTGTACCATAGTGCAATGCCATTGTTCTAGTGGAGTTTCTATTCCAGCCATATTCAAACACCACCACTCAAAGACAGCATTGTATGCATACTTAATACAGTCTTTATCTTTTAAAAGGACTAATACTTCTCCCGGAACAGTTTCACCTTGTGCAAGGTCAACTATTTTTACATCGTAACCATCAATGGAGTATGCAAATAAAAGTATCTTAAAATCAGCACTCATTGCGTATTTGTATGAGCCAGATTTGGTAATATCAACAGAGCTAAATGTTTCTATATCTATATTTAAGGTTCTCATAATCGCTCCTTTTTGAAAGTGAAAGGCAGTTTTCACTGCCCCTCTATTAATTTTTTTAACTATAAATTTTATAGTATTGGCTCACCAGTTACTGGATCTATTTCCACTTCTCCAAATTCTTTTTCTGCTTTAATTCCTGCTGCTGATAAAGGTTCTCCATCCATTAGCTTTTGCACATTACCTAATCCACAACCTATTCCTTTTTTTCCACTTACTGCATAAGGGAAAAAGTTTACTAATACTCTTGCATAGATTCCTGAATAAATTTCAGATTGATTTAAAATTGGTTGGGCTTTTATATCTACTATTCCTGGTTGATAATCTATTTTTGCACTTGCTGTAAATACCCAATGCCCTTTACATTCTGGTCCAAATTCTTCTCCATCAGATGGTCTTGTTCCATCACCATCGTAAATAGGGATAGTTGGTTTTGGAGGTTTTACTCCATTCCATACACTGTTAATTCCTTTTTCTATTGCTGCATTTATTGCGGCATCTAATTTTGCCTTTGTTTGTACATCAGTTTTTGGAACTAGAATTGTACAACTGTACTTTTCTTCTTGCCCTTTTTCTGCTGCATAAGGTTTAAATAAATGTACAAAACTTAATCTTACTTTTCCTGTCATTACTCTTGTTTCATTAGCCATTAATATCACTTCTCCTTTATAAACTATTAATATCTTCTACTACACTAAATTCATCTTCTGCCTTTATCTTGTTTGTTATAGCTTCTCTTTTATCAGAAATTTCTACAAGAGTTGGCTTACCTACATTCATAACTATTAAATCTCCAACTAAATTATTAAATTCTTTTTTACCTACTGTCTTTTCTATTTGTGCTAAGGTTAAGTATTTTCTTTCAAATAGTAACTCCTCAGCTATTCCATTATCAACCAGTACCTTTATAGCCTCATCAGTATTTTTAAAACTTCTACTGCCTCTACCATTAACTGCTTTCCAACCAGGTACTTCATTCCCTTTTAAACTTTCAGATAGTGCATAATCTTTTAAGTCATCAGCCCATTTAGCTAAGTCTTTTGCCTTTTCTAATATTTGTCCTATTTCTTCTAAGGTTAATTGGTCAGCTGCTTTAAACTCATATTTTGCAAGTTCAAGGTTTGCATTAGCTCTTTCTCTACAAACGGCTTTTGCTTTACAAAACCTGCAATGTTCTCCACAGTTAAAATCTCCTTCGCCTTTTAAAGCCATAGCAGCCTTTTCTTGTGCTATCTTTGCAAACTCTAATAAGTAATCCAATCTACATTCCCAAGTGTCTATATTGTTAAGTCTCGGCTGTACAATTGACATTTTAATATGCCCTATCGGGAATATCATTTCATAAGCTAGATATGCTCCTAATGCATATAAAAGTAATTGAGCATTATTTTCTACATTTACTGGTACTCCTTTTCCATATTTAAAATCTATAATATGTAAGGTATCATTAGCTATTAAAATACAGTCAGCAGTACCAAAGCCATCAGGAACATACTGTGAAAAATCCACTTTCTGTTCCACAGCTGTATGAGGAGTAGTTGAGTAAGAGTACATTTGTTCCTGGATAAACTCCACATATTCATCTGTGTACCCTTGCATTTCTTCCTGGTAAAGTTCTTTATCTTTAAGTTTCTTCATAGATGTGGTAAATTTCCTAGAAGTTAATCCAGGATCTATTAATTTTCTTACCTTCAATTCTGCTATTTCATGTGCCAAACTACCTTCTTTTGCATATTCACTTTCTACATCTTCAAACTGTTCGCAGAGTTTGACAGAAGGTGGACAAGCTATCCACCTTGCAGCACTAGAAGGTCCTAATAGTGCATGTGCCATTAAACATCAGCTCCTAAGTTTTTAAGTTCTTGTACAAAAGCTCCATATTTTTCTTTTGGTAAAAATGTTATAGCTTTAACTCCAAAACTAGATAATAGATTTACCAATGCTACTCTGCTATTATCTATATCCTTATTCACCCAAGCGGCAGCTATTTTTTGCAAATCCTGAGCAGTATACTCAGCTGTTTTAGTCGGTAAAGGGGTTGCAATCTTTACCGGTACTTCTTCCTTTTTAGCAGGAGCAGTAGGTAGCTTTTGAGCAGGAGTTTCTTCTATCTTTTTAGCAACTTCTTTTGAGTCTTCTACTTTAGTTGTAGCTTTTTCTATAGCCCTATTGATTGCTTTTTCTGTATCTAATTTTGGGAGAGCTATATTTTCAGCTAGATTTATATAGTTCCCCCTTACAAAATCTAATATTTCTTTGCTGACTTCTTCTACACTTCCAGTAAATTCTATTTTTAACATTTCCATATCCTCCTATTTGCATTTTATATTTATTTGTTGTACTATATACTTGAAATTTTGATGGTAGTCTGTTGTTGATGTGGTAGTTGCAACAGACTTTTTATTTTCCAGCATACTGAACACCTCCTTTATATTGCATAATTCCAAAGTTCTTTAATATTCATAGTTAAAGGCTCGCCTGTCCTTATATTTTCTAAAACAGCAATATCTCCGTCTTCTAAAATTAACTCATAATAACTGTCATTGATTAAAAACATTTTCATCACCTACAATTTGTCTACGAGTCTTATAATAAGTTCTCCAACTCTGATCTTTTCATTGATTACCTTAATTTCTCTAAAATCATCCATATAAACTTCTAACATTTCTTTTATAATTTCTTGCTTATAGCAAGATTTGTTAACAGGCATCTCTTTTAAAACCTTGTATTCAGAACCTACTTTTTCTATATAGCCTTTATCCTTTAATCTATTTATATAAACTCTAACTACTCCATCTCCAATTTTTAAATCTTCTGAAATTTCTTTATTTGTTGCGTGTGTGTTTCTTCTTACATATTCCAACACTTCTTCTATTTTAGTCATTTCTATCAACTCCTTTAATCTCTCAATGATACTGGCATAACTATATAAGCTAGATTGTCCTTACTAAACTGAATAGCATTTTTATTATTCTTAGCTAATGCAATTTCAAAAGTATCGTCTTTTATATATT